TACTCTGGTTACAATAGGAACCATTGTTTCTGTAATCAATCTACCAAATGCAGAACCCATATTCTGTGCTAGTTCTTTCATTCTTTCTACAATCTCAGTAGCAGAACGAGCTGACATATTATCAGGCGGTAATGTATCATCCAACAATGTTTTCTTAATATTCATTCTTAGATCGTTAATAACAATTTGTGATACATTAAAATCACCAGAACGTGGTAATGGTGCTAGTGATGCACCTTGTGGTCCACCATTCCTAGCAACTGGTATAATAGAACCAGGTGTAATTCTGATGTTTGATGGATTGATAACACCATCATCTGCCGCTGTGTATACTCCAGCACAAGCGATAGATGCATTCTTTAGCAGTAGCTCTAATGTTTTGTTTAGTGTTTTAATATCTGGAATAGCAGTTACCAATGGTCCTCTACCAAATACTTCACCAGCTACTTTCATATAACGTGATACAACCCAAGGTGTTTCATTCATTCTTCTGTAGATTAACTCTTCACCTGTTTTTTCATAGACTAAATGATAGCAGAAGTCTTTTCTTTCTGGATCTAATATCACAGCTTCTGTTAGTTCTATTTGCTCTTGAGGTTTGCTTTCCATCAACTTTAATAATGATGAAGGCATCTCTGCATCAGGGAACTCTCTTTGAATAGCCTCAACTCTTAGTTTGTATTTACGATACACATTATCAACTGTACCACTTGGACCTTCTTCTAATGCTATTAGGTATTGTGGTATTGCTGTAAATTTAATTGGGTTAATGTCATCACCTTCTTGTACTAACATAACCGCTGTTCCTACACAGAGGTCGAGCAGAAACTCTCCGATAGCCAAATCAAAGTTTGACTGACGAAGAACTGTAAACATCTTGTCGAGGTAAATATCAAGTGCTTGTTGTACTTCTGCTCTTCTCTCTGGTGGAATATCATCCCCAGGTTCTAATCTGCACCACTTCTTGTAGGGAGGGAACAAGCCTGATTGGATTCGATTAGCGAACCTTTGAGTGGAATGAATAGCTGTACTGTCAAATACCATGTTCATTTTATTCTGACCTGGTACATGACCTTCGTAGTATCCGTCATATAAATTTCTTTGAGGTAAAGCATATCTATAGCAATCCTCATATACTGTTCTCCATAGATCTTTTCTGCCAAAGGCTTTCTTAGATCTATCCATTACTTGTCTTGCATCTAGTCTCATCATGATTTTTTATTCCTTTGTGCAAAATTTCTAGCACTTTCTTTGCTTCTAAATCCCCAAGCCTTGAGTGCTAATGCAAGCCTTGTCGGTCTACCCTTACTATCTTTCATAGGTCCCTTCATACCAGCAAATCGTGCCGCAAAGCTAACACGTCTACCATCTGTACCTGACTTCTGTGGAGCTTTTAGATTAGAACCTTCTTTGTTCTTAAAGTATTTTCTGCCAGCTTCGTTAAGTCCACCTTCTGGATTTTGATATTTTTTAGCGACCACTGTTAAACCTCAAATTTTTTAACGTTAAATTACCAGGGTTAAATAACTTATCTATTTGTTGGCTAATATCTGTGCCAGATCCCATTAAGCCTTGGTCAAACGCGAATGGTTTTAATTCTGGCATTCCCAGATCCCCAAAGCGAGAGGGTTTCTTTTCTTCTTTTTTTCTAGCTTCATCTGATAATGCTTGGTATTTTTTTATTTCTTCCCTTGTCGGTGGTGTCGTGCCTTTAAATGGTATAGTTACAGTGTCATCTTTTTCAAGCCTGCCGCCCATCGCTCTTGATTCTTCCGCAATCTTTCCAGCTATTTTTCTGTCTATGGCTGGCTTGAACAAAGACGCTAAAAAATTAGACATAGTAGGCTTTGGTCTTTCGACTACAGGTCTATACTTGTAGACTATCTTATCTTGTCTTTTGTCATAGGTTCCAACTGTTGTCCCTGCAACTACACGTCTACCTTTTTCATCCGTTTTATAAATTTTCCTTGAAGTATAAGAACTACCAGTTCTTGGTCTACTGTATGCACCAGTAGGCTTCTGGGAAGCGGACATTTTAAAAAAACTAAATGGCATTAATCCATCAAACCTTTTCTTTTTCTTTTCTTAGGGAAACCTTTTTTCATATTATCGTAGGCTTCTTTACTAATGGTAGAATTTTTCTTTGAACGAGAAGTTCCTTCTTTTTTTCTTTTGTTTATATTATCATAAAGTCCTGGCATTAGTTTGTCTCCACTTGTGATTGATCTAAGTCTCTGTACTTAGGGTTACGAATATGTGTCATCTTCTATCTCCCCCTAGTGGGTTTCTGATACCACCAAGGCTACCTGATGCTCGTGCATTACCTTGTTCATCATCAACTGCTGTAAAACTTAATGTTAGTCCACCACGGGTTCTGCTTCTTGTTCTTTTAATACTGGGATCTTTTGTTAAAGAAGGTGCAGTAGTCTTAGCCACTTCTTGTCTTGCTGTTTCTGGTGGAGCTTCTTCTACTCTTGGAGCTGGCTTTGATCTTCTTGGTGAACCGCCCATTATCTAAATCTCCCTGTTTGGAATGGATCTCTGTATGCTTGCTCTGTTGGTTGTGGACCAGTCTCTTGAATACCCAGTAATCCACCTGAACCTAGTAGACTTCTTGGATCTCTTGTCATGGTTTTACGTCTTGCGGCAAGTGCGGCTGTTTCTTTTTTAGCCTGTGCTTCAGCAGACGCCTCTCTCTCAGCAACAGCTCTCTTTGTTTCCTCTAACTCTGGTGGAGGAGTATACTTTGGTTTAGAGAATAACATACCCATATTACTAGTCCTTTCGTATCTTGCTATATATTATCATATCTTTTTGGTCAAAGGTATATTTTTTTAACACCCCTTCCCTTTTAAAAGATATACTTTCAATCCATTTGATTGCTCGAATATTGCTAGCTAAAACTGTAACATGTATTCTGTGTAAATTCAACTCCTCCATTATAAGGTCCATGAACTTTTTTGCCCCTTTATGGAACTTAATCTTGTGTTTGCTAACCAAATACATATCAGGTATCATCCATAACTCGGCTACACCATACCATTGTGGTGCTACACCAAAGCATAATACAGGCTTTCCACCATCTAATACTGTATATCCATAGCCAGTTTGGGCGGCAAAGTCTAAGAACTCTGCATAGTTTGGCATTTCTGTTAGGTGTTTCTTGTCGTGTTCATGGAGATCCATGAGGTTTAGTAGGTAGGATTTGAATGGAACAACGGATAAATTAGTACCTGGTGTACCGAATAAGTACTCTAGTGTCTGCTCATTCATGTTCTTTCAGCCTCATTGCTATCTCTTTCCACAATGCCCAGTCCATATACACACCTGGCTGGTCATAATCTTCTACTAGGATAAGCAAATCAGCAGAACCTTTCCACTTCTTTATGGTTGCAAACCCTCCCCCATTCTTTCGTGCCTTTACTTCGCACACCAATCCACCGATTAAATCTACCGCTACATCATGTGGAAAGTCTTTTATTGCTCCTGATAAGGGTTGCCTTCTGGCATTGATGTCCATAGATTGGAACATCTTTACTATTTTATTTTCTACTCTTGTACCTTTACGTTTGGCTGAACTTGTCATGCAAATATATCAAAATCCGTATTCGCTACTGATTGTTTGAATTGTGGATTATGTCCCCTCGTTAATTGTTTATGTTCACCACCCCCTAATACCAGATACATATAAGCATCACCAACGTGAGAATGGTCGTTCTTGTTTGGTGTATCACGATAACGTTCTCCACCAGATATTTGAACCCTTTTAAAATGATAGCCACCTGCTAATGCTTTGCGTAGTCTTTGACATTTCTTGTCAATAAGCAATCCAGGTTTACCTTCAATTAAGCGGTTCATTGGCATAGCACCAGCTTCACGTCTCACTCGAAAGTCGTTACTTGCTGTTGGTCGTGCCAGTAATCCTATTGACTTTAGATGGTCAAAGGATGTTACCTCATAGATCTGATCCCTTTGCATACCAGCAGGGTCGCCCCATACTAATACTTCGTACTTCGGAAACTTAGTAGCCAGTTCGGATTTGAGCATAGCACCAAAACGTTCTAGCCCCATATCGAATGTTACCAGTTCGTGGTAGACTTGCCACCTTCCGTTCTTGAGCTTCTGTCCAAATATAGCCGCTGGTGTCAAACCAAAGTCAACACCGACTTGTACTGGGAGGTTTGGATCTGGCTCCAGGAAATCTTCGGACATGATATTATCATCATATTCGTTCATGACAGGTTTACCTTCTTGTACATAGGTATACAAACCCTGTGCATAGCAACGTATCCAGTCGGAGTTCTTTCCTAGGAGTGTTTGTTCATAGTACCCAGTGGGCAGGTTTTTTCTGTTTTCTGCGTTAGGGTTAGTTGCCCACCAGGTATTTGCTGAGAATACAAAACCATTTGCTTCTGGATTCTCTGGCAACTCGTCAGTCTTACATTCCTCTACAGCACCTGGCTGTTTAAAGAATGTCCACTTATATTTTCCAGTCATCTTTTCTTTTTCAGATAACCGATACCACCAATGGTCATCATCCATAGGGTTGGTATCCATAATAATTCCACGCCAAGGCGTAGCTCCACCATCCGATAGAGTAGGGTATCTACCTACCCTGTGTGTTAACCCATCAATAACCGCCTTGGGTAATTCTCTTGCCTCGTTCACCCATGCCCCTGTCAACTCCATGGATAAAAGTTTACGGACATCTTTGGGTTGGTCGAGTGCAAGGAATATGACTTCACAGTCTATACCTGGAGCATTGTCTCGTGATGGTAGCTTGATATGATGGGTTAGCGGAGGAGACCAACGGAAAGGTCCCCAGATATTCTCAGGAAACAACTCTTGCCATGTCTTAATGGTTGTTGTTCTTAATTCAGGATATGAGTTTCTAACAACTACAAACCTGCTGTATTTGATTCCATCTCTTGGTGATGGTACTTGACTGACTGCTTTCAACATAATCTCAGCGGCACAAGCATAAGACTTACCGCTACCTACTGGTCCCATAATCCCCCTGACAAATGATTTATCCTGTAGGAACTTCCATACAGTAGGGGAAGTAGTGAAGTCTAGGTTCAGATTTGTTATTGGACTAGTCATTGCATTTCATTCAGTATATGTTCTA